GTCATGTTACCCCCGTGCATATCGACGGAATCCTTGAATGGAATGGTAAAAAAATAAAACTGTAGGGGCGATCCTACGTGATCGTCCCTACCTGCGTGATCGCCCCCTAAAACAACCATTATGGCAGAAATCTTATTCAACAACGCCGGTGTTCCGTTGATTGCTTATGGTAAGAGTTACCAGGCAACAACTAGCGGTACCCCTTCCGATAAACCAAAGAATGTATTACAGCCCAAATATCCGGATGAGGAATACCTCATTGTCGGTGATACCAAAATAGCAGTTTGGGGGAACAACAATGATTTCCCTTCGATGGCTGACCAGGTGATCAGCAGCGTGGGGGTTTTAAATACGGGCCTGAAATTTACCCGCAATTTTACGCTGGGCCAGGGTATTTTTGCCTGTACCGTGACAGACTTTGATGAGTCGGGTAACGAGGTTCTTTCCCGGGTAAAGGACAAGACACTGATCACCTTTGCCAATTCACGGCTGGTACGCCGTTTCATGTCAAAAGCTTTGCGTGATTACCTGAAATTTGGCTGCGCCTTCGTTCAGGTTATCATGAATGCTGATGGAAGTAAGATGGTAGGCATCAATACGATTAATGCCAAGTATTGCCGCCTTAGCATTGCTGACCAGAACGGGGTGATTCAAAAATGCGTTGTTTCAGGGAAATGGCCCGATTCTCCCGGGCAGGATCAGTTCCAGATATTTGATGTGCTGGATGAATACGATCCTTTTGCGGACCTTCAGCGCCGCCGGTGGGCCCAAAAAACAGCTGGTAAATCGTTCATCTTTGTGATCCGTGATTCATGGGGAAGTGGAGAATATTACAGCTCAGCGATCTGGTGGGCTGCTTACCTTGCCGGGTGGATCGATATCGCCAAAAAGGTTCCCTCTTTCCTGAAGAAGGCTTACGAAAACCAGATCACGTGGAAATGGCATATTCAGATTCCTTACGCTTTCTGGGACAAGCAGTTTCCTGCAATACAGTTTGCAACGACCGAATTGCGTAAAGCGGCTATTGAATCCTATATGGACAGCATTGAATCGAACTTATGCGGCACCGATAATGCGGATAAACCCATCTTCACCTTTTTTGACATCAATCCCCAAAATGGCAAGGCCGAAGAACAATGGATCATTAAACCGCTTGAAAACAAATTAAGTAACGAGCAGAACCTGGTTACTTCCGCGGCTGCCAATTCCGAAATCATGTTCTCCATCATGGTTAATCCCAATGTTTTGGGTGCAGGGATGCCTGGCGGCACCTATGCCGGTAACCAGGGCGGGAGCAATATCCGCGAGGCTTACCTGGTCAATATTGCCAACTGCTGGCTCGACCGTCAGGATCTGCTGGATGTACTGGAGCTTTTCATCCGTTACAACGGGGCAGGTGAGGATGTCGAATGGCGTTTTCGCAATACTATTCTCACTACCCTTGACACGGGAGCCGGCACAACAAAAACGCTGAGTTAAGCGTTATACAGATACTCCTCACATAAACTTATTAAAACTTATACTAATATGCTTTTTACGAAAGATAAAAATGCGAAGATGGAAGAGATCCGGAAATACATTTCCGTGAGTTCTTCATCTGAATTTGAAATCATTGCGCCACATATTCAAAATGCAGAACGTGATTACCTTGTGCCTTTAATCGGGAACGATTTGTATCAAAGGCTGATCACTTTTTGCAACGAAGAGGTTCATGATCTGACGGATGAATCAGTTCAGAAAACTATTCAGCTTTTAGCATTTGTCCAGTCAGCCGTTGTCCATATTGCCTACTGGATCGGATTCGATGTTATCAATGCACTCATTACAGATTCGGGATTTAAACGCACCGAATCCAATACGGCTAAAAGCCTGTTCAAGTACCAGGAACACAACCTTAAACACTATTTGCGCACGAGCGGCTTCAATGGCCTTGATACGGTGCTTCAGTTTCTGGAATTGAATCTTGCAGATTTTAAGGAATTTGAAGATTCCCCTGCGTTTTCATTAATGAAAACGTCGTTTATTCCAACAACTTACGTATTTAATGATATTTATTTCATTAATAACAGCCGTCTTACGTTCCTGCGGATGAAACAGCATATTCAGTTATTGGAGGAAACAGAGATCCTGCCCATTTTGGGTCCGGATACCTATGCCTATTTAAAAGCGGAATTATCCAAATCAGCACCGGATTCAAAGGTTTACAGAATACTTCCTTATATCCGCAAGGCGCTTGTTTTGCTCGCATCCGCAATGCTGATGGAGGAAAGTGGCGCAGACCTTACGGATAACGGCCTTTATTTTACCGCTGTTTCCGCGGTCCATGTCAATGATACTGAATTCAAACCTTCCTCTCCCGAACAGATATCCTTTCTTGCAGATCGCAACCGGAACCTGGGCAATTCTTACCTTGCTTTACTCCGCAGCTATATTTGTGCCTATCCATTGGACTGGCCCGATGCACCGCGTTTAACAGGGAATGTATTTCAAAGAAACAACACGGATAAAAAAACTTTCTGGACATGACAAATCTTGAAATTGAAGTTCCTTTTTTCTTTTTCACACGCAGGGCAAAAGGTGCTTTGCCTGGCTCATGGAACGAACTGTCTGAAAGACAGTTTATCGCAGTTTCCACGCTTGTAAATGGCAGGGAGATTGATTTTCAGTTTCTTTCAGTCCTGACTTCATTTCCAAAGCGCCTGATAAAGGCACTCTCATCTTACCAGCTTGCTAAATTGTCCGATCAAATCGATTTTATCGGAAAGGCTTCAAAATCACACAACGCCTTTTTTTCCCCGAAGCTAAAGGGAACAAAACTTTATTCGCCGAAACCGAAGCTGGCAGGCTTGACCTTCGGGCAATTCATTTTTGCCGATGCCTATTACAATGCCTGGCTTTCAAATAAAGACGATGAAACACTCACTAAATTAATTGCATCCCTTTATCTTTTCGACGAGGAACAATTTAAGGAAGGTGGAATTTCATGTAAAAAATCGTTGGTTGAAAAGCTTCCGAAGGATCTTCGCCTTTCGATTGCATTCAATTATTCCCTGGTAGTTTTCTGGCTTCAGCAGGCATATCCGCTGATCTTTCATTCCACCGGTAATCTTCCTGATCACGCCGTCAGGGTGGATGGTATCCGCCCTGATATCCGCACCAAAGATTCCGGATGGCTAAAACTTTTTGAATCTTTGGTAGGAGATGACCTGATCAACCGGAATAAATATGCAGACCTTCCGGTGAATGTTGTGCTTAATTACCTGACAGCTAAATACAAGGAAAATGCAAGGGTTCATTCATCCGTTTAATTCGAGTAATTCGCTCGATTCGTCTAATTCGTTATAATTCGTATTCTATGAAGACAACGTTCTCCGATGTGATCCAGTATTTCAGAATGCTTACTTCACAGCATGTTTCCATCGGCCACAGTGCCGCAGAAAAGCACTTTTACCGCTTCGAAATTGATGAGGTACTTTCAGGTATTAAAACGATCAATTACCCGGCCTTCATTCTGGAGGGTTACCGGTTTTCTTTGATCGATAAACAAAGCGACAACGTTCTGAAGGAACGGACAGGTGCATTTATCCTATTAGACCATCTTTCCGATGTTTCCGATTACGATGCGATGCATGAATTGTGGGACCGCCTTGAATCAATCTGTGATGACATCATCGCCCGGGTGAAATCCGATAAGTATAATGCAACGGCCAAAGCAGTCCGTGACTTCGATTTAAACAATATTGAATTTGCGCTCATTGCGAACGAGAATGACAGGAATTTCGGTATCCGGTGCACCTTTACAATTACATCTCCTTTCTCAACAACGGTCGAACCTTCCATGTGGAATTTAAATGTTTGTGTTCCTGTTTAATTTCAAAATGAAAAATGAGAATGGCTAACCCTCCTTTAACACCACCACGTATTACCACGACGTCCTTAACCAATACGGAGGTTCAGGAACAGAATGAAGCGGTATCCAAATGGTCATCAATGGTTCAGCACCGCTTACGCCAAAGCCTTCAGCAATTTAATAACGGCAAAAATTCAACGGTACAACGTCCCGGTCGTTCTGAGCGCATGCTTCGGACCAGCTTAAATTCCAGAACGAAACAAAATTATGGGGTCATAGACAGGGTATCCATTCAGTTTGAGCGTCACGGCGTTTTTGTTCATAAAGGGGTAGGAAACGGATATAAAATGCAGGGTGGAACAATGATAAGAACCGCAAAAAAACCAATACCCGATTCCCGGCCTCGGGTTGCCGTGGAATGGTTTAATCCGATCCTGGACCAAACCCTTCCTGAATTGGCCGATAAACTTGCTGATATTGGCGCAAATGCAGTGGTGAATGCAACTCGGATGATGATCAGGTAACAATGTCAGAACCAAGTTTCTGTCTTTCTTAATAAAGAAAAGGACAGAATCCTGTGATTCCATCCTTTTCAAAACATTCATTTTAAACACCTATGCCTTTAGTCTGAATTA